CAACGATCCAGAAATCTCCCTTCCGCACCACGCAACTCCAGGTCCGTTAACTCGCGGATCTGGGGTGCTCCTGTGCGCCTGGCGATGACCACGAACGCACCAACCGGCCTAATACCGGTGAGACTCTTGAGACCCAAACTGTACGCACCAGTCTGGTCGATGTAGCTCTGGATCATCTCTTCACTTCTTTCACGTGCAGAGGTTTTCCAATCAACGATGAATGGCCCTTTCCCTTGAATGTCGATTAGAGCGTCACACGTTCCAGCAAAGCCTGCATCGTGATGAATGGAAAATTCGATGCTATGAATGGCCGTTACGTTGTCGGCGATCCATCCCCGTAGTCCTCGGGCATAGCCAGCAGCGCTCCAGGGGACTCTAGGAGCCCCTTGAATGGCCCTTTCGATTCCCCAGCGGGTGATTGATCCGGGGCAACGTTCCAACCCATCCGCAGAGGCTTTCCAGCAGTTGCGTTTATTGGCTGTTTGGCGGGCGAGTTTTGCCCCGGTTTTCAGAATGTACTCCGCGTGGTTGTGGGCGAGCGTTCCACGGGTCGCTGCGGTGTCGCGGTCCTGCTCACTTCCCGGTCGTGCCAGCCAACGTTCCAGGTTCTTTTTCTGCTGCTCTGGAGCCGTTTCTTTAAGGATGTGGGTTACTGAATGAAAGACATCTCCGGTGGCGTTTCTGTAAACGCGGTGGGGACCGGAGTCATCACGTACCAGCGAGGATTTGCGGAGTTTTGCTAGCCGGGCGTGTACTTCAGTAGCCATTCCATGGTCAGCTGATGCACCGTTGGTTGCACCGGCTGAGTTGTACTAATACAGGCTATCTGGTCTCCTACAGAAACACGTACCAATCCATCATCGGTCTGTTCGACAACTGGATCTGGGATATATACGTAGCCCTTAGCGCCAAGTACTTGCTGGGATTTCGACAGGTTCTCCGAGGCCATATGTTGCATGGTGTCGATACAGGTTGTATAGACCTGTGAACGTGCCATGGAAAGGGTGATCTTTCTTATTTCGGCCGTCTGCGATGTACCAACGCTCCAGTTGCTCTACTCGTGCTCTGCAGTCAGCGACGTTCTCTGCCCCGTAGGTCATGCAAATACTATTTCCCAGTTCAATATATCCAATAAAAAAGCCACCGGCATAAACCAGTGGCAGAGGAGCCAAAACCTCAGCGAGTGTACACCACTCCGCGGTAGGTCAGGCTTTTTGTGACGCAGGCTTGAGCAGTTTTCAGCGCTTGCTTCTTCTGCTGTTGCCGCTTGACCAGTTCCAGAACGTTCATGGTTCGGTAACAACGACTACATACTTAATCTACTACAGGGTGGTGTTCACCCAGGCACAACAAAACCCCCAGCCGAAGCCAGGGGTTCTGAAGCTTGTTCTGGCCTGTAGGCAGGCAACTGACTTGTAACGGGCAACAAGCCTAAACGGGCACTGACACCGGTATCAGGGGCGGAGTAGGGGGCTGACTGCTACAAGGGAGCTGCGGTGGCTACAGGAGAGAAACAGATGCCACACGTGGTGACCAACCGGTGATGAAGCGGATGGATGTGTGATCACTGGACCTGCGTCCGTCCGCAGGGCAGTGGTAATGGCGTCACAAGCGAACGGAGTCCGCCGAAACGAAATTACCGGATCAATGTAGCACGATTAATCGCGGATATGAGGCTGGCCGCCAGTCAGCATTCGGTTGATGTCGTAACCGTTGTCCACAGCAGCGGACCAGGCAGCATCAATTGCTTTCTGGGTGTCCTTTTTACGGGGCACGGGGCGCAGGCCATACATGTCAGGTGAAACAGTGGCCGCTTTGGTCAGGATGAAGTCCCAGCAGAGCAGGTCGCTGTAGTCCTCGAGCTGACTGATCTCGTCCAATTCTTTTTGCAGACCTTTTTGGGTCATGCTGAAAGTCTGGACTTTGCCTGCATCGAAGTTGTAGATGGGCACAGACAGTGCAAACTTGACAGGCTCAGGCTTGCCGTCATTTTCACGGCGCTGGTAATTAGGCCCCATCTCTGCCTCGATGTCAGCAGGAGAAGGTTCATCAGCAAAACGGAAGGGCTTAGGGTCACCTCCGTTAACAGGCTCGCCCCAGCACTCGAAATAACAAAGCGGCTCCTCTTGCAGGAGAGCAAAGCGCATTTGGCCGTCGGCCTTTACTTTGCTGGGCGACATATATGGGCCGGCGTTACCGCCAGTTGTCGCACTTTTGTACTGTTTTGGGATGAATGACATACCAGTGGAGATGCTGCGGGCATTGCCCAATGCTTATGAATGCTAGTACAGGTTTGCTGATTGACAATCGCCGTAGAATAAAAAAAGTCCCTAGTGCCGGTGAGGGCTCTAGGGCTTAAGCGCGAGTCTCGAATGAGACCCGTGCGGTTCTTCTATAGGAGTTTAACAAATGACGAAGCTGAGCGGCTTTGTTCGGACACTTCCAGCGTCCTGGGCTACATGCCCGATATATGCCCAAGGGGTTGAACTCCCAAAAGGTGGCACTGCTTGCGGGAAATCACCGCTTGGCAAGACGCACCACGAGGATTGGTCGCCGGAAGAAACGGCGCTGTACATAGAGAAGCACCCGGAAACTTTTAAAGCTGCGGGTGTGTTCACCGGACCACGCAGTGGTGGCCTGGTGATCTTGGACGTCGACTTGAACTTGAGCACAGTCAAGAAAAAGTGGGGAACCGACCTCGACTCCACTGTCGTCATTGAATCGCCAAAAAAGAATGCGGCAAAATACCTATTTGTAGTACCCAAAGAGTATTGGGGTGAGGTTGAAGGGCTCAGCCTCAGCGCTAGCGGCGAGGGCTGGGAGGTTCTGTGGGGCCGCCAGGGACTTGTTGGGGGCGCATATAAGTCAGGCGGTGAGTACGTCCTCAAGGGCGATGTGAACAACGTCCAAGAGGCTCCTGGTTGGCTCTTGGCCCACATGAAGGATTCTTTCCGCCAGAAGCAGAACCCTGATGAAGGCGGCAAGCGTGACCACCGTTGGGCAATGCGCTCCAAGGAAGAGCTTGCCGCGATTATCGAAAACTGCCTGAGCGTCATTCAGCCGCAAGGCCGAGGCAGTGAAGACCAGTGGTGGCGGATCGGTTGCATGATCCACTCCGAACTGCCTGGCGATGAGGGTCTGAATCTTTGGCGTGAATGGTCTTTACGTGATGAGGAGTACAGCGACGATTGGAAAAACGGCGGCGACCCGTGTGGCGCTCGTTGGGAAGCCGGGTTTAAAGCTGGTGGCGGCTTGGGACTTGGCAGCCTGATCAAGCTGGCTGACCACTACGACCCAGATCGCAAACGATTTCTCAAGAACCCTGCGGTTGAACAGACGATCAACGAGGTCAACCAGACGCCGATCTCGTACAAGTTGGCAACGCTTTCCTTTAAAGAAGTCATCGAAAAGGCGAAGTCCTACCTGGACCTCGACAACCCTGCAGAGATGAACTTCAACCTCAACAACCTGGCTCTGCAGGCTGGTTATAGGGACCAAGTCGCTCTCGAAAAACTGATCGTCGACCAAATCCAGTACGAAGGTGCTGAAGGGTTGATGACGATCCAGGAGTTGGCACAGAAAGACACTCGTAGAGAGTTTCTGATTCCCGACGTCCTGCCCCACCCCTCAGTGGTGCTGATATATGGCGCAGGCGGCGACGGTAAATCCATGTCTGCCTGGACTCTGGCTAAACACGTTGCAACCGGTGCTCCCTTTGTTGTGCGGGGCAAGCACGTACCAGTGCAGAAAGGCCCTGTGTTGCTGCTGAATGGCGATCAACCTTTGGTGCAGCTCAAAGAGCAGCTCGAGGAGGTTGATTATCCGCTCGACTCCGACACACACATTCAGACCGATTGGGCGCTCCAGCGTTATGCCCAGTTCGTCAAGCTGATGAATGACATCAAGCCGAAGCTGGTCGTCATTGACTCGCTAATCGGTTGCTCTGGCGGTCGGGCATTTGACGAGAACAAGTCGGACTTTGCAACGCCTCTGTATTGGCTGACCAGGAACAACGGAGTTCTGTTCCCTGCCACCACGATCCTGGTTGTGCATCACGCCAACAAACAGGGCGGCTTCCGTGGCACCTCAGCCATTCGTGACGCCGTGGACGAGACCTGGGCACTCAAAAAACCATCGAAGGATCAGGTGGAGAAGGGGATCGCACCAGCGCACTCGCGATTGATTTCGATTGAGAAAAGCCGGTCAGGCCGTTCTGGGACTTCGCTGGTTATGCGGATGGAAGACGACCTGAGCTTCTCAATCTCTGACTTCACGCCTGAGGTCGATCAAAGCAGCACCGCACCAAGCAGCGTTGTTGATCGCGTACTGCAGCGACTGCGCGTCATATATCCACGGACGGCTACCAGGAGTGATCTGAATGGCGATCCGATTGTGGGGGGCAAGGTTGCTGCAATTCAGAAGGCGCTCCAGCGACTGGTCAAGCGCGGTCTCATCACTGAGATCAACGTCAACGCCGTTTCTGCCGATTCGCGGTATCAAAACAAGACGTACCAGGCAGTGCTCGCGCGTGGAGAGGGAGGGAGGAGTGTCCACCCTAAAGACATCCCTTCTGCTGGAACGGATCTGAGGGTGGACAGCCAGGGTGGACAAGCTGATGTGTCCACCCTTAATCCCAAACCGAGTCGCACTGAGACAATTCAGGGTGGACAGCTGTCTAAAACTGGTGGGGGTTGTCCACCCTCAGAACCCAGTGCTGGTGCGGAAAGTGCCCAGGGTGGACAGCCAGATCAATATCCCCGCGCGAGGGACGGGGAACGGACAGATGCCGAACTGCATGCTTCCAAAGATTCAGCTTGGAAAATGTGGGATTAAGTAGTGCGGGGCGAGTCAATTAAACGTCTCGCCCTAAGCTGTCCGAATCAATTACTGATCACTTTTATTTTTCAAACAAATGCCGTACGACATCACCATTCCTGAGCCTGTTCTCGACAAAGCTGATCGCATCACACTCAAAGACCTTCTGCAGTCGCCATCGTTCCAGTGCTTCATCGTCAGCGCTGTGGGTAACGGTGTGCGTAATGCAAGTGCGTTTAGTGAGGTTTCAGACGAGGCGGACGAATTCTTGCAGTTCCGTTTGCATCAATTGATGGGCTCTATCCCATACGAAACTCGCCGCGCCTGTTTTGACGAGGTGGGCCGTATCTTCCGAGAGCGGAAAGACGAGCGCTATGACCGCTGATTGTTAAAAGCGTCGGGCAGGAAACCCTCAGCAACCATCTTGTTGACGGTGTCCTGCTGACGCAGATAAAGCTGCATCAGCTTGATAGACATTTCTTGGAGTTCCTTGACATCAGAGCACTTTGCGATGTCTTGACGAAATCTTTGAAGTGCGAACTCACGATGTGTATCCATCGGTCCAAAGCACTACTACATTTCCACTATGGCTGCATCAAATAAGACTGGCCAGACTAGTGGAACGTCGAGTAGTCCCATGGATTTCACGACAATCACTTTTTACAGCGTCTCAAAAGCAGACGACATGCTGGCTGTCGTTAGGTACACGGCCTATAGCGACACAGGTTTACCCATCGCAATTTGCGAAGACTTCTACCAAGACGTGCCAGAGGAGTTCTGCCGTTTAGAGGCTGATGTCGAAACTGCTTTGATTGGTGGCATCGACGTTTCAGTGATGAGTCATTACGAAGCTGAAATGTTCCCTGTAATCTCCGACTATTTAACGCTCTAAGCTGCTACTGTATATATGCCCCAGCTCACCACTATGAGCACAACCGACATCATCACCCTCGACTACTACGAACTCAGGCGCGAGCAAGTTGGCCGCGTCGTCCGTTTTGAAGCTACGGTTGCAGACATCGTCCAAGTTTCACCTGCAACGCGTTGGGATCCAGCTGAATATGGCGCGGCCGTTTGCACCGGTGAATTGCTCCTCGAGGACGAGGAAAAATCTCCTGAGAACTACGACGAAGCCCTGCGTTACGCAGAGCAGGTAGACACATGGCAACCTGTAATGGACCGCTACTGATGACTACTGACACGACTCGGGCTTACCCACGCGTTGTTTCGCGCTTTGATCAGTTCCCGTTCCAGGTACAAGCTCTACGTGAAGGGCAGTGGCGCGTTATTAGTTGCCATTCCACTGAAAAAGCGGCTGTTAAGGGTCTTCGCCAAATACGGAAGTGCCGTCCGAACGACCCAGGGTCATTTCGAATAGTGCCGAAAACAGATGTTGATGCTTACATCTGGGCTGACATCAAAAACAAACCTAATTGAACCAATGGCCAACATCAACGAAATGAGCATCGACAGTTTGCTCTACAACTTTCGCAATCGGATGCAGACCCTGCTGAAAAATGAAGCAGCTAAGCACGAAATGGACGCCGAGCCGGGTTGGATCCTCGACATCATTGAGGACGAAATTATGCCGGCAGTCGAAAAAATCGTTGACTGGGAGCCTTCAGACAGCGAAATTACAGCGAACAACTCTTGTGGAACTCCTTGGCACGATGGCTGCAGATGAAATGGTCAACTCGCCGGCCCACTACACCAAGGGCCGGTTTGAAGCTATTGACGTTATCGAAGATGTGATCCGCGATGCACCAGATCCTATTTCTGGTATGCTACTCGGCAACACTCTTAAGTACTTGCTTAGAGTGTGGCTCAAAGCGGATCCGCACCAGGACGCATCCAAAGCTCGGTGGTATCTCAACCGTTTACTGGCTCATTTAGAGACAGAGCGAGCTATCAAGCTTCATCAACAACTTCAAGACACCCCACCGATTTTCGATGATCCTTTGGTATGAACCGCTTTATTGCTTCCGTGAAAGATCTTGTCACCTTTGACAATTTCGCTAATGATCCGGACTTCTCCAAAATCCTTTTTTGGGCTCGGACTGAAGCCGGCTGGTATCTCGACGATTCTGGCTGGTACGCACCAGACGGGACTCACGAAAGCGAATGGAAAGGTCTAACCCCTGAACAACAACTTTTCTAATGGGCTACAGCACTTACTTTGGGATCGAGCACCTACCAAAGCTCGCAACAGCTTCAACCGTCGCTTTTGACACTGAGACTTGTCAGCTTCAGCCACAAGTCGGCAAGCTTCGCTTGTTGCAATTGGGATCTGAAGTATGCGAGACCATTGTCGTCATTGATCTATGGCAACTAGATGAAGCTGGTTGGGAAACTCTTGACCAGTTTTTCAGCAATGGCCCGCGCAACTGGTGGGCACACAATGCTGTGTTTGACCTTGGTTGGTTACAGGAATACGGAGTGCATCCGAAAGGCCGGGTTTACTGCACGATGCTGGCTAGCAAATTGCTCAGTAACGGCGTACCAAACCTGAAACACGGTCTGGCTCACCTAGCTAAGCGCTACCTCAAAACTGAACTGTCTAAGGAAGAACAGGCATCTGATTGGAGCGCGCCAACACTTACTACGTCCCAGCTGACCTACGCCGCCAAAGACGTTGAGGTGTTGCTTCAACTGGAGCCCAAACTTTCGGGCATGTTGGCTTCCGCAGGACTAGATCCCGCGTTTTCGCTGGAATGCAAAGCGCTACCGGCAATGGCACAAATGTGGCGGACAGGTTTGCCCTGGAACCGCACCATGCTCGAAAACCTTCGCAACGACTATGAACATGACATTGCTCAACTGGGAAAAGACTTTCTTCTGGAACTCGACGCAGCTCTCCCTGAAGAACATAAGCTGCCCCGAGATTTACCCAGACGCCTGGTCGAGCTCAAAAACAAAGTCACGGAGATGGGTCATGACGATGACATGTACGAGAAGTGGTACGCGGAGATCGAGGAACTTGAGACCCAGCCCGCTGTATTTAATCTGAGAGCTAAGGACGAAGGCAAGATTCGAGACGGCACTAAAAAGTACGCCGGATTCAATCTGAATAGCCCTAAGCAACTGCTAGCCAAGTTCACTGCTCTTTTAGGTCACGAACCAATCGATGGAAAAACCGGTAAAGCTAGTGCTAGTCGGGCTGCCCTACAAAATTACGCGGCGGACCACCATGTCATACAGACGTATTTGGTGTGGAAGAAGAGTGAAAAGCGCCGCCAAATGGTGGACACCATCCTCGGAAAACTCGACAACGATGGATTCGTACGCGCCAGCTATCTACAACTTGGAGCGGAATCTGGAAGAATGTCGTGCATCAACCCGAACAATCAGCAGATCCCGAGGGATGAGGTCTTTCGGTCCTGTGTTGAAGCTCCTGATGGCTACATGCTTGTGGATGCTGATTTTGGTCAGATGGAACTACGACTGGCTGCGGCGGTCGCGCAAGACGAAAGGATGACCAAAGCCTTCCAAAACGGGGAAGACCTACACACCGTTACAGCTGAAGCCATTGGCTGCTCACGGCAAATCGCTAAATCTGCAAACTTTGGTCTGCTGTATGGGTCAGGTGCAAAGGGTTTGCGCAACTACGCCGGTGGCGTCGGCATCACCATGACCGAAGAAGAGGCTGGTGAAATCCGAAAGCAGTGGCTT